CCACTACTAACACTTGCTTTTAGTCTTTGCCATTGTGCGTTGTTAAGTGGTCCGTAATACTTTCTATCTGTGGTTCTGTTCCACATAGTATCGTTACTAAATCTTAAAAAATCAGAAGCTATGGTACTCATATCTCCTTGCGATTCTGCTGCAAGTGTTGTATGTGCTTCTTCTTTAATTAATGTTTGCCAGTCATATCCTGCAACAAGGTTTTTACCTTCTCTATTGGCAGCTGCTAATAATTGTATGTTAGTAGTATCAGTACTACCTACTACAGTAGAAGGAGAGGGTACTCCTATCTCATTAGCTGCATCTTGGCATATGGTTAATAAACTCATTCTTTACCTACTATTAATTGTGGTTTAATATCATGTTCTTTTGCTAAATAATTTCTAGCTTGTTTTCTGCAATCTAATACATCTTTACCTAATCCATGACAAGCACCATCAGATAAGTCTGCTAGTTGTTCTATAGAGCTAATGCCTTCTAAATCAAAGAATTTTATTTTACTTTTATTAATTGTTTTTAATTTACTTATAGGAGTTGCTTTTGGTATTGGTTTTTTAGTTTTATAATATGCGTTGTATTCAGCAGGAAAATCTTGTTTTACCTGTGCTTCTTTTTCACTCATTTTATATATAACAGTATTAGGGTCTCCGATTAGTTTAAACTCTACTAAATCTTGTTTACCATCTTCACTCTTAAATATGTTTACTCTTAAATTACCCATGTTACCTCCTGTTTGTATGGGGGAATTTCACCCCCATAATTATACTGCTTTAACCTGCAAATTGACAAGCAATTATTTTAGCTGAAGCATCTACAGCAAATGCACACACAGGTGAAGTTGCTGCTGCTGTTACATCAAGAGTACCATCACCAGCACCTGTTGGTGTTAGTGGGTCTCCGTCAGCTCCTGCAGTTAATGCAATAGATAGAGTTGCTGTTCCACCTATCTGTATCCAACAATATTGTCCGTCTGTTGGAGCAGATTGTAAAACACCAGCACCTATCTCTGCTGAATCAGATAAATCACTTGTTACTACATTTACAGCACCTGCTGAAGCACCTGATGGTGCATAGTAATAAGCAACTTGTCCACTTACTGCTGCAACACTTCCTGCACCAGTATCGTATTGAACATACTTGAAGGTGTTTCCAGCTGCATCCATGCCTTTTTGACCGACTAGGAAAGTAGCAGAATCACTAACTTCAGTTTTGTCCATTCCAGTAATATAAGCCATAATTTTTTCTCCTTTATTATGCTTGTATGATGCCTTGTCTTGCTCTATTAGAACAAGTCATATTACCTGCCCAAACGACTGGTAATACCATAGCATCTTGGTTAACAGAAGCCTTCTCACCTAAAGGAGAGAATTCTCTACCTTGAGCTGGACGAAGGAATAAATAGTCCGAGTTAAGCATATACATCTTACTTGTTGGACATTGGTCATCATAGTATACTGGTGCATCCATGAACATTAAGTTCATAAATCCAGCACTAGCATTGTCATCACTTGTAAATCTTTGGTTAGTCTGTAAAGAACTCCAATAGAATTGAAAGTAATTAGATGCTGCTACGATAACATCAGGATGGTCTGCACCTCTAGTTGTACTTAACCATAGTGTGTTCATAGCTGTTTGGATAGTAGTTGCACTAGGTGTTACACTTTCTGTTGAAAAATCATATACTTGGTTTTTCCAGAATGTATAAGTACCTGCGTTAATACCACCAACTGTGTTAGTGTTTGTACCAGCTACAATCAACTGTAATCCACCTAGTTCTTTTCCATCAGTACCTGTGCCATCAGCATATAAGCCAGTAGCCATAGTATTTTTTAGAGTTTTTTCTAAGTTTCTTACTCTTGATTTAAGTAAGTTAAAGATTGCTTCTTTACCGGAGTTTTCGACCTGTTCTAAACCTGATATAACCACATTACCTGCTAATTGTTTATAATTAAACTCAGCTGCTGTGAATACATTAGATGTAGATGTATCTAATACCTCGTAGCCACTATACCATTTTGCAGTTGAGTTAGTTGCGTATTCTAATTCCTGCACAATAGTTCTACCTGTGGCGATTTGTTTGTTGCCTTTTCCATCAATATGACGAAGCAAGGCATTACCATTAGTTACGTTATCTGCAAGAGTTTTTGAATATCCTGCAAGAGTAGTTGTAACTATTTCGGTAAACGTACTATTTGGACTTGCCATTTTTATACCTCATTAAGTTATTGTTAAACCCACAACTCATTTAGTTATACCTGCACTACTAATTGATTCCATAAGCAAAGAATCTAAATCGCTAGTTTTAACAGAACCACTAGGAGGAGCTGTCGCAGTTCTAGGTCTAACTTTTTTAGCCTTTTCAACTGCTGCTTTTCTCTTAGCATCTTCTTCTGCTTTAGCACTTTTTCTTTGTGATTCTAAGGATTGTTTATATAAATTATCGTCTAATCGAACAGCTTTACTATAAGCATCTTCTAAGCCTTTAGCTTCTCCTGCATCTATTAGATTACCCATTTTAACTCTTAATTGCTCAAAATGAGGATATTTTAAGTTACCCTTAGTATCAGTTGATTGTGCAAAAGTAGAAATTTGATTTTCTGTTTGCTGTCTAGCCGATTGTAGATTTTGCTGTTTGAACTGATTTAGTTCAGCAAGTATCGCCTGATTTTGTTGTTGTAATTGGGTGATTTGGGGTTCAGATTCATTCCAATCCCCAGTTTCTTCTATTGATGAAAGATCAATGCCATAACCTTGTGCTAATTGTTTGAGGGCCATTTTAGGGTTATTTCTGAGGGCAATATCCGCATTAAGTAACCTAGAAACATATTCTGCTTCTCCTATACCACTTGCTTGTATTTGCTGTCTCATTGGAGCTATAACTCTATCTAATGATTCATAACTTTTGCGTTGTTGAGCTACTTCTTGTGTCTTTCTTGTGTAATCAGCAGTCATCTCTTTATCTCGTTTTAACATATACTCCTGTGCTTCACGAGGTAAATCCTTAAACGTGCCTTTTACGTCCTCTGACCAGTTCTTAGGAGCTTCAAGAGGTGTTTCTTTCGAATCCTCACTCCCTGCTTTTTCAGAAGGTTCTTCTGTAGAATCTTGAGTTTCTGGTTCATTCTCAGTAGCTACCTGATCTAATGATTCAGAATTAGATTCTTCGGAATTATTTGTCTCCACTTGTTTAGGAGCATCAGGAATAGTAGTGTTTTCTACTTCTTCCTTTGGTGTATCATTGCTAGGTGTTTCAGGTTCTTTATCTATAGTTTGGTTAATAGCACCTTCTAATACAGCTTCCAATGTTGGTGTAGATGCTGGTGTTGTATTAGGTGCTGATTCCTGACTAGGAGTGCTTTCTTGTGTCATATTATCCTCTTTTGTTATTGTTAATCATATTATCCCAAAACTTAGGTTTCGTAGAGCCTACATAATCGTTACCTACTTGCCTAACATTATGTTTCCTTTCGTGTTCTTTTATTTGAGAACGACTGCCTATAACAGTCTTGTCGATTGGAGACACAAATTCTTGTATATCACCCATAACTTGGTGTGATTTTGTTCTTTTTGTTGCTTTAGCAAACTTATAGTTACTTTTACCCCATTGGATATTATCGTAATTTTTATTGTAACTCATCTTTTGCATCCTGATTTAATTGAGCTGCTATTTTCATATCGCTTTCTAATAATGCTAATTCTTTCTTTGCATCCATTCTACCCTGACTAGCTTGTGCTTCTGTAGCTGTTTTATTACCTACAGTTCTTTCTCTTGACTGTATATCTGCTAGTTTACCTTGTTGTTTTAATTCTTCTTTAGCCATTTCTGTTTGCATTTTCTGTGCAGCAATTCTTTCATTTTCTGAAGGTTGAGGACCAGCTTGTAATGCTTGTTGTGCTTGTTGTGTTAGTTGTGCTTCTGTTCTATCAATAATATCTTCAAAGTTTCTTCCTACTTTCCATGCACCCATTAAAAATCTTAGTGCTTGAAATGCTAATGGTGTTAAAGTAGGTGATTGATTTGCTATAGATACTGTTCTTTCTAAATATCCACCAAATGATTGTAAAAACTCTATTCTAGTTCTTTTTTCTTCTTCTTCATCTGTAAAAATTGTAGCATCTGATTCAATATCTATACTATAACCCCTTAATTTATCATCACGCATTATTTGCATCATTTCTGGAGTAATAGTAAGTGCGGTCATAGCTGCTAATATTTCAGGTTCATAATGTTCTGCTATTAATTCAGCTTTAATTCTAAATAAATCTCTTATATATTCAGCTATTTCTCCTTGTTTTCTACGCATACGCATACTACCAAATTGTGCTTTTAATTGCTGTGCTGTAGCAGTTTCACTAGCTTTTGTAGACCCTCTTATAAGGTCTGAAATGCCTGTTATTTGGTATATAGTGTCTAAAACTTGGTTTCTTTGCTGATATAATCCTTGTAATACTTGTGCAATAGGAGCTATATCTTCTTGTTGAAATACTGCACCTAAACCACCTTTTGATGCTAATTGTGCAAAATTTTCTGATGGCACAAAATCATTATCTCCTGCGTCTGCTAAATGTGATAATTCTGGTACAGAAGCATCATAAATACCCCTTCTTTTTAATCCTTCTATTAAATTACTTATTCTTGTTGTAATTCTATCTAATTCATCAGCTTGGTCTTGATACAATGTAAATTCTGGTATAGGAACACTGGTTTCATTGGTTCTTATTGCTACTAGTGAATCAGGACAAGGAAAAAATTTCTCTAATCCATAAG